CGTTCTCCCTAGTTGTTGATCGCCGCCCAGTCCCGGAGGGCTGACTTGTCCGCGTTGCACAGGCGCAGGGCCCGGCGCATGGCCAGGTAGGCCTCCGCCAGCTCGCGGTTGGTGGTGATTCGGGCCTCCGGCTCCGCGCAGTCCGCCAGGAGGACCTCCGGTGGCTGCCGAACGGTCACCTGGGCGCACCCGCCGAAGGCCAGGAGCAGCAGGAGCATAGGTCTACCGAATGGCATCTTGAATCTCCTGGGGTACGGGGGTGTCCGCCCATGCCGGCTGGGATGCAGCGGCCTGGGATAATGCGGCGGAGGCCGCCTTGTGGGTTTTCTCCACCCCGGCCCGGAGGGTTTCTCGGCGGGCCAGCGCCTGGTTTGCGCGCTTCTGGGATTCCTGCAGATCGGCGACCTGATTCTCTAGCCGGGATATTTCCCCGGACTGGTAGAACCAGCACGCGATACTCGTGAGGAGGATTACCGCGAACAGCGCGATAACCCCCCACACGATCTGCTTGACCCCTACGAAAAGGTCGTCGAGCATATTAGCTAACTCCATCTCCGGAGATTACACACGTGGTGGCGGAGTTGAACCAGATAATGGCGAAACCTCGTTGGGCCAGCGTGCGGTTGCCAGTATTGGCGGTACCCGCCTGGTACATCGTGAGGCCGGAGCCCTGCGTCAGCGTGATGCCGGCGGCAGAGTTGTTGAAGATGTACACCACATCCCCTGCGGCCAGCGTGCTCGCCGGAACCGTGACGCCGGTCGTGATGGCGTGGCACTTGCCGTTGCTGGCCGCCGCGATCGTGGTGGACGTCAGCCGCGGGAAGCCGCGGTAGCCGATCTGGAACCCGTTGATGTCCGAGTTGTTGCCGATGCTGATGGCGCCGGAGAACGTCGCGGTGGTGCCTTGGAGGTCCCCGGTGAGGGTCCCGCCAACGGACGAGAACGCAACGGTGACGTTGAGCGTGCCCATCGAGATCGCGCCGGTGGAGCGCACGATGGACATCGGGGTGCCGAGGGACACGCCGGAGTCGTCGAAGCGCTGGAGCACGAAGTCCGAGCCTGCGTCGGAGCCGGTCTCTGCGCCAGCACCCACGCCGACGCGCCACCGGTCGACGCCGGAGGTCTTGAACACGAACCGGCGGTTTGTGCCGGCGGCGGTGTCCATGATGAACCCGTTCGTCCCCACAGTGATCGCGGCGGTGGTGAACGCGCCGGAGCCGTCTCGGGCCACCAGGTTGCTGGTACCGCCGGCGGAGGAGCCGTTCACGTCCCAGGTCTGGTTCGCCGCGCCGTTGTAGGCGGAGCCCACGAGGTAGGCGCCAGGGCTGTGCGAGTTGGCCAGCGCGCCGCTGAACGTCGTGGCCGTGATGGTGCCGGCGGAGAAGTTCCCTGAGGCGTCACGGGCCACGACCTTGCTGGCGGTGTTGGCGCTGGTGGCGTCCACGGCAAACGTGCGGGCCACCGCGCCGTTGTAGGCGGAGCCGGTGAGGTACGTGCCGGGCGTCAGGTTCGCCGGCGTGAGCGTGATGTCCGCCGACCCGTCGAACGGCACGCCGTTGATGTTGCGGGCGGTCTGCAGCTTGGTCGCGGTGCTGGCGTTGCCTGTCAGCGCGCCGGTGAACGTCGGGGCCGTGACCACGCCGGTGAACGTGGCGCCGGTAAGCGCCGCGTAGTTGGCAGCGGCCTCCAGGGCCATCGTGCCCAGGCCCAGGGTGGTCCGGGCGGCCGAGGCGCTGGAGTCGTCCACCAGGCTGCGGCCGAAGGTCGTGAAGTCCGCCAGTGCCGCAGTGCCGGAGCCCGTGAAGTAGGGCACCTTGTCGGCGGCGCTGGTCAGCCCCGCGATGGCGGCCAGCTCGGCGTCGTAGGCCTGCACGTCGGTGCCGATCACCACGCCCAGCGCGGTACGGCCGGCCGCCGCGTCGGCGGCGCCGAGCACGGCCAGACCAGTGGCGGTCGCCTGGCTGTCGTCCAGCTTTGCGTCCAGGGCGGCCTGCAGGTCCGTCTGAGCGGACAGGGTACCGGTGATGCTGCCCCAGGTGGTGCCAGAGCTGGTGCTGGCCACGGTGAGGGTGTTTGCCGTGTCGTCGTAGGTCAGCGTGATGTTGCTGCCGGCGACGAGCAGGGCGGCCACGCGGTCGTCCACCAGCTCCGAGAGGGAGGCGACCTTGACGTACTGGGTGTGCGGGTCCGGGGCCGCCAGGTGGGCGGTCATCAGACCGTCAGCATACGCACGATCTCCGTGCGGGTCGGTGGCCCCTGAGTGCTCCACGATCTCCGCGTCGGTGTACGCGCGGTCTCCGTGAGGATCAGTGGCGGCGACGTGGGCCGCGTCCTGGGCGTCGGCGTAGGCCCGGTCCCCGTGGGGGTCCGTCTCCGCCACGTGCGCCGCGACGGCCACCGACCCCTTGTCGGTGTTCGTCAGGTCGACCACGTGGTTCACACCGTCGTACGAGGCGGTCACGCCATCCTGCACGCCACCGGTGACCACGTCGCCGATGTTCTGGTCCACGTTGTGGTCCGACACGGAGGTGCCGGGGATCGTTCCCGCCCGCGCTGCGGCGGTTGCCGGCGGTACCGAGGGGTCAACCTTGGTCTGGGATAGGACGGCGATGTCGAAGCTGCGGGCCATGTTGTTCCTTCAGGTGCCGGAGAGGCACAGTTTCTGCTCGGCGGCGCGCCGGGCCGTCAGGCCGGGTAGCACGCGTCCACCCGCCTTGTTCCAGCGGGGAATCTCGTTGCAGGCCCCAACCGTGTCCCCGGCGTTGAGCTTGCGGAGCAGGGTGGAGCTGGCGAGGTTGTCCTCGCCGACGTTGAACGTGAACGACACCAGGGCGTCGAATACCGGTTGTGTCATCGGCACACGGGCCAGGCGCCGCACCGCGGCGGCAGCCTTGTCGGCGTCCTGGCGCAGGATTGCGGTGCACTCGGCCTGGCTGTACCAGCGCGGCTCGATGTCTCGGCCCGTGTGCCCATAGCACACGGTGGGGATCTGGACGGCGTCCAGGTAGGGTTTCTGCCGCAGCCCCTCGTACCCTGCGATTAGGGCGAGGGCTGCAGCGGAGACCGCCCCCGCGATGCGGAAGCGGGCGTCCATTACGGCGCGGCCTCGGTGGCCTCGATTGCCGTGACGGCGGCGGTGATCGTGGCCTTGAGGTCCGTCCAGGTGCCATCGGGCACCGTGCCGCCGGCGATCATGGCGTCCCGTTCGCACTTCGAGACCACGTGGGCCAGTGCGTGGCGGAGGGCCTGACCGAGTTGGCCGATCTTGTCGCCCGGATCGGGCAGTTCGTGAGCGATCATTTCGCGGTTCCTTTCTTGGGCTTGGGAGCGTCGGGGTCTGCGAGGTCAGCGCAGGCGCGGAAGAACTCCGCGAGAGTGGCCGAGCCGGTGCTGGAGGGGCTTTGCAGCCGCTGGATCTGCACGTAGCTCAGGGCCTTCACCACCTCCTTGCGGAGCTGGATGGAGTTGGTCAGCTGGCCCGGGGTGGGCACGTCGGTGAGAATCATGGTTTGTGTCCTGTTGCGGCTTCGATCTCAGCGGCGCGGCGCTGGAAGTAGGGCCCGTGGTCAACGGGCAGTTCGTGGCACCACTGCTCGGCGTGGATGAACTCGTGCAGGATGGTGGCCCGCAGCTCGTCCTCGGTCTTGCAGGTGTCCTCGTTGATCAGGATCAGGCCCCGCTCCATGCCGGAGTAGAAGATCCCCATCCAGTCGGTCGGGGCGTACACCGTCTTGACGTCGACCGGGAATGGCAGGTTGAACAGCCGGCGATACCGGCCGGCCACACGTTTGACGTCCATCAGTGCCTCCGGAAGCGGTTCGCCAGGCCATGCTCACGGCGTTTGGGGACGATGTAGTTGTTGCGGCCCAGGGGGTCCTTGGTCATCTCGTCGTAGGCCCGCTTCTCCGCCGCCTTGGTGGCCTTCTCCTGGTCCTTGACCAGGTGGGCCTGCAGCTTGCGGCAGAGGCCCTCGAAGGAATCCGCGCGGTCATCGTGCACGAGGGACCCACGCGCCAGCGTGAGCTTGTCCAGCTGGTGCAGGACGGTGTAGATGATGGCGTTCGTGCCGTAGCCCTGTACGCTTGCCCACTCGTTCTCGATTGCCTCGGTGTTGATGATCAGCGCGCCGCGGCCCATGATCGGACCCAGGGTGGCGTTGATCCGCAGCTCCTTCTGGCCGTGCACCATGTCGTCGTCGATGCCGCACAGCGGGTGGATTCGCTTGAGCACGGGGGTCATCACCTCGCGGAAGGCGCCGTAGCCCATGTTCTTCTCGATGATGAGTTCCTCGACCCCCCATTCGAGCGCCTTGCGGGCCAGCTCCTCCATCTTGTCCAGCGCGTAGCCCCCGGGGAGGCCGCCGTAGTCGAAGATGTAGATGTTGCCGTTGGCCTCGCCACCGATCACCCACGCGGTCTCGTCACCGTTCATACCACCGGGCGCCGGGTCGATGTACATCGTGAGCGCCGCGATCGTCACCCAGTTCGGGGAGACGGTCGGGATGGACAGCTGAAACGTGCGGTGCCCGTAGGCGAACGTCCGCAGCCCCATAGGCGTGAAGCTCGGAGCCAGGCTGATCGGGACCTTCCGGGACTTGTCGAGCCGGATGGTCTGGATCTTCTCCACCTTGAGGGGGTGGCGGGTGGCGTCGAGCAGGCGCGTATTCAGCATGTGCTGAAGCGCGAAGTACGCCTCGCCCTGGTCCAACTCCTTCTTCTGGAGTACGGTCTCGCCGAGGTAGCTCGGGTCAATCGGCTGCCCCTGGTCGCCGCGGAGGCCACCACCGGTGCGGAGCGTCGGGTTGGCTTCCATCCGGCGCATCAGGAGCGGCGCGAGGTGCGGACCGTAGTGGGCCAGCTGCTTCTCGTTCGGGTAGCGGCCAGGCCAGATGCGGACGGTGACGCCGCGGGCGGGGAGGGTGTTGTAGATGGACTCGCTGGTCTGCGGCGTGCCGAGCCAGATGATCCGGCCGCCGGTGCAGATGCTGGTGAAGTCCAGCGTCAGGTGCAGCAGCTGCTCGCGCATCGTCGCCGTGAGCGAGTTCTTGCTGGACTCAACGTCGTCAGCCAGCAGGATGGTGGCGCGCTTGCCCTGCATGTTCGCCCCGATGCCGATACAGGCGACCGAGGGGGACTTGTCCACGCCCTTGAGGCTGTGGTGGACGTCGAAGGCCTCGACCGACGTGCGGTCACCGGCGCGCTTGTCCGGGCGGATGCACTCCAGAACGTCCATGGACATGATGATCCGGACGATCAGGGTGCTGATCTCGTTGGCCTGCGTGCCGCCGGCGGAGATTACAAGGATGCGGTGCGTGGGGTCGTGGAGCAGGCTCCAGACGCAGAAGGCCGCCGCGATGGTGGTCTTGGCCTGCGATCGCTGGGCCTGCACCATCAGGGCCTCTGGTCCGTTGACCATGAAGTCCGCGATGTCCTCCTGGATGTCCGAGGTCTTGAAGCCGAGCAGCTCCATGACCTCGTGCAGGAACGGGATGAAGGACGCGTAGTGCGCCTGCAGCTCCCCCAGGAGGGCCTCCCGGACCGCGGCGGCTACCGCGTTCTCGCGAGCCCCGATGCTCACTGGAGCAGCCCGTCACCAAGCCCGTCGAGGGCGGGATTGAGTGGCTGCGCCTTGCGCCGCGCCGCGAGCTTCTCGCGCAACTCGGTGATCTTGGAGTCGTCACCCGGGCCGGCGGTGATCTCGTTGTCCTTCAGGAACGCGCGGATCGTGTTCGCCTCGGCCGCCGTCAGCAGGGGCCGCTTGGTCGCAGGATCGACGGCCTCCAGTGCGCCGAGGCACCAGTCGGCCAGCGCGTCATGAATCCGTTGCAGCTTGCTTTCGTTGGCCATCGCGGGCCTCCTTCCACGGCTTGTAGAGTTTGTCTCGGACCAACACGAAGATGGCCAAGGCGGTGTAGACGGCGGTGCCGATGAGCACCCAGTCGGGCAGGGAGACGCCAAGTAGCGTCAGTCCGCTGATGCCCGCGGCAGGGATACCGGCGGCCGGATGGCCTTGGTAGTCGTTCATGTGGTCCTCGCTGATGCTGTGAAATTGGTGGGAAGATTTGGTCACTATGGGTCCAGCGTTCGGCCCATAGTGACCAGGTTAGTGGTTACTCGTTCGGAAGCTCATCCAGCCTGCGGAGCTGGTCCAGCAGGATGGTCACCGGAGGCAGGGTGCTGCCCGGCAGCAGGCGCGAGGCGTCCCGCAGCGTGCTGCCCAGCTTGTCGACCTCCCGGTCGGGGTCCAGCGCCGCTGCCGCGGCGTCCAGCGCGCCGTAGGTGGACTTGCCAGCGTCCGTGACGTAGCCCAGGGCCGGGATGGCCTGCAGCACGTCCTTGCCACCGCCCCCGCGCCCCATCGTCTGGGACTGGTTCTGGTAGCGACCCAGCTCGCGCATGGTGTCGTCGAAGAACGCACCGCCGATCAGGCCCGCCAGGTCCATGATTTCCCCCGCCCCGCCGGAGAGGGACGAGTAGTTCAGGGACGCACGGGCCAGCTCCCAGGGCGAGAGCCGCTGGTCCAGGTACTTCTGCCGGTCCTCATCGCTACGGCCGACGCTGGCCAGGCCGACGCGGGCCGTGTGGAGCAGGGCCCCGAGGCTCGCCTGCACCGTGACCAGGCCGGCCATGTAGGCGTAGGCAGCGGCCACGTGGGTGTCCTCGCCGACGACGTACCGGGTGCGGGCCCACTGCTTCTCCAGGCCCGTGGCCGTGAAGCTACGGAACTGGCCCAGCAGGAGACCGAGGTCGCTGTGCATCCACGCGGCGCGCTCGCCGGTGAACGTGCCCTGGATGATCTGCGCCACCCCGCGGTGGACGCTGGCGGCGAAGTCCGCCTGCAGCTCGTACGTGCCGAGTTTGGTCAGGTCGAAGCCCACCACGTTGCCATTGGAGTCGAACGTCACGGCGTGCGGGATGTGCGCCTTGGAGGCGTCCAGCAGCTCGCCGGTGAAGCCCATGTCCCGCAGCCAGCGGTTGGCCGTCTGCTTCCCAGCAGCGGCGTCAGCCAGGTACCCGGCCGCCTTGCGCACGATTTGCTCGGCCACCCAGCGATGCTGTGCTCCGTGGACCGCGCGGAAGAACGACAGCTTGGCCTGGAGGTGCGAACCCCCGCGGAGCAGGCGCTCCACGACGCCGCTCTGCTCGGCGTAGTCTGCTAGGCGCGCGTCCGGCGGGTCGGTCGGGAAGTGCAGGTAGTGCCCCTCCGTCCCGTACTCACCGACGATGCCTTTGAACGAGTCCAGCCAGGGGTTGTCCACCTTCTGGCCGCGGACGATGCGCCGCACCTCTCCGAGCATGCGCGGCAGTGCCGGCAACCCTTTGAGAGTGGCGTCTAGGCCCAGCATGTGGGCCGCGTTCATGGTCTCCGCCAGCTGGTTCCAGGCCAGGCCGCCGAGGCGGGCGAGGCCAGTCACCATGCGGAGGCTGGCCAGCTGCTTGTTGCGGAAGCCCTGGGTGGCCTCGCCGGCCATCTCCGCGAAGACTCGCTTGGTCGCTGCCAGCTCGTTGGCCGTGACGTCCGCGCTGGTCTCTAGGACCCGCATGAGCTGGTCCCGACCGGACTTGCCGAGGATGCCCACCTCGGTGAGCGCGATGTCGCCGGCCACCCGGTCGATGTACCCCTGCATGAGCTGCTGGGGGTTCGTCGCGTAGAAGTCCAGGACCTTCTTGTCGCCGGTGAGGTTGGCTGTGAGGTCCACGTCCAGCCGGCCTTTGGTGTGGCCCAGACCGCGGATGCTGTCCGCGATCTGCTGGCGCGCAGTCGGGTCCGCGGTCGGGTCGTTGCCCATCTCCTCCAGCGCCTCGCGGATGCCGGAGGTTCCGGACTGCTCGGCCTGCACCATGTCGGCCGCAGCACCGCGGGCACGCCTCACGGCGCGCTCGACGTAGTATTCCGCGAAGCTCTTTGCGAACGCCTTGTCCCAGTTCGGGTACACCTGGCGCCAGTGGTCCGCGAGCTTGTCCTGTAGGAGTTGCCGCTCGGTGTCCGTGGCCGCAAGGAGCTTCTGCCCATCCAAGCGCTGCGGCAGGTAGCCCACCGAGCTATCCCCCAACGAGCCGCTTCCCAGCGTGTTGGCGAATTTCTGCTCCTGGCGGGCCCGGTCGGCGATCGACTGCACGTGGTCCGCCGCGCGGGCGATGTGCGGGTCCACCTGGGCCAGGCCGGCCTTGTAGTCCAGCCCCGCC